GCAACGCAACGTACCCTCATGCTCAAAGTAACATCTTTTAATCCACTCTACAGCGTGAACGTTTAGCGCATGTACGGTGACTTGTAGTCGTTTCGTTCGTGTTTTTTGGCAATAAAGATCAAAGAACCTCAAAGCAGCGCGGTGAAAACTAATTGTCTTACTGCTTAAATCTTTGCTCGGAATCAACCAAGCTTCGCTAACGCCAGGCCAATATTCGTAAGCCCCAAACATAGCATAAATTCTACCATCACCAATGCCCGTAAAAGACGTGCCCACCTCCGCATATTGTAAAAATGTTTGCTGAAATTCAGGAAAACTACGACGAATACGAAGATCAAAATCATTCATCTCAATCAACCTATCGTGAATAGGTGACCAAGAAACAATCTTATGTTGAGGATACTTCATCCTCATGGCCTTGTTTAACTCATCAGCCGAAAACATCAAAGTCTAAAACCTTGGCTTGAGTAGGCCGACTCCCCATAGGCCGAGGGCTTTTGGTCATTATCCTATGCTCAGAACCCAACAAACAATAACCCGCCGCATCCCCAACGTGGCTATGCTCGTTCTTATTCGGCACGTCACGAAACCGCTCAACGCCACTGCCAATGCTTACACGTTTAAAGTGATATCCACCCGCCAAAGCCTTGCGCAACCGCATCACCTTACGATCAATCATAAATCCCGGCTTGCCGTCTATCAAACGCCCCATAGGAATCGCCATAGCCTCGCGCCGCGTTCTAAAATCATTCGTTGCCGTAGGACGCGCCAACATGCCCAAAGTTTTTAAATGATCAAAAGCCGTGGTTTCAAATATCTGATCCCTTTGCATACCCGCCGGATCACCCCAAATCATCGCTTCTGCTTTAGGAAATCGAGCATTCAACTCGCTCTTGAGCATGTCAGCAAACCTATTTAACCCCATGTCAAACGTCACCAACTCATGCAAAATATGCCAGCGTCCATTGCCCATCTTCTGACCAAAGATCGCAGCCGGGGTTAAACCAAAGTCCAAACCAATCTGCAAAGGAACATTAGGATCATACTCCAAATCTTTCACCATCAACTCATCATTGTACTCCGGCCAAACAGGTCTGCCCTCCTGAACAAACGTATACTTGCCTTCACCATAACACTGTATCCAGTCCAAATTCTTACCGCCTAAAAGCTGGTCGTAATAACCCGTTGGTAAATTTCCTAAATTCTCAGCCTTGCTGTTTGTTTTCCACCAACGACCAGCTTGATGCGTTAACCCCTGCGCCTCCGGCATGTCCTTTGGCACCTTGTCGAGCGGCACCTCAATAACACCTCCAGGTTGCTTAAAAAACTCCCAAGCATACTTGCCCCTGGGCCTCTCTTTCTCAGCCAAACGATAATACCAGTGATCATCATCCATACTGTTGGTATCCATAATCACGCCGTGCCAAGTAGGCCCACCATCAGCCCGGGTCGGAAAACGCCCCACACGATGCGTTAAGCCATCAATCACCGCCTTGGGAAGCTCCCGGCACTCATTCACCCAGGCGCCCGTAAGCTCTAAACTCAAGAGTTTTCGCACGTCCTTAGGATCATCCAATGCTAAGAAAATAACCTCCAAATCAATGCCAGCCGCACCATCTCGCGGAGGCAGCTTTATGTGATGACAAATAGGAGGTGAATACTTTACTGAACCCCAAACATTTTCAGGCATTAATTCCAACCAAGTCTTAAGAGTAGTCGTGCGCAACATAGGATTGGTATTGCGAACAATCGCAAAGCGGCTGTACTTAATACCATCCCGAGGCGAAGGCTTTTGCTGTACCGCACGGCGCCAAATCTCAGCGCAACACGCATAGCTCTTCCCAGATCCAACTGGCCCCATAATCCCGCGCACAAATCCCTTGCTGCGAAAAAACCGAGCAACAGTCGGAGATCCACTAAAATCTAGCTTCATGTTTGTCGGATGATCACTCATCAGGCTTCACAAAATTATCTTCTACCCACCAAGCGGGGATTAACTCTCTATGTCCAAGCTTGACCACTGGTATTTCACCAGACTTCATCATTCTGCGGACATGGCTCTCTGAGCCTACGCCCATCGCTGATAGTTCTTTTGCGCTGTAAGCAACTTGATGTAACATTGTTATTTTCCTCCAAAAAAATGATCACTCATTCCAAATAAACGGCTCATAGCTCGTATTGCGCTTCGGGGCGTTGTAACCAGACGAAGTTCTTAGGTCACATCTTTGCCGATCTATACTGTAAACAATCCCCTGACCCGCATAAGCACAATCAATGCGCTCATGTATATCCTCGTCTGAATCCGCAAGCACAACATGCTGTATAATTTCTTTACGAATTAAAACCTTAACCATATACTTTGTTTTCTTTGATCTATGAACAACCCTTGTCACTTTTTATCCTCCTTTGGCATCACCATCTCAATGCTCACAACTGACGGCTTATCAGCCTCTTTTTCCTGATCCATTAAACCCGCAGATTTCGCCAACATCTGTAACACCCGAACCTTGTCAATCATCTCAACGTCAATCACATTGCCATGCCGCGTTGGCGAAATCCGAACACGCTTCACCGCCCGTAACGCCGCCGGATCAATCGTATCAATGTCCTTCAACGTCACGCCCTCAGACGTAATATCTACAATGTCCGTGATCGTACTCGTACCCAAACTCAATAACTCCGCAGCCAACTCATCACGGTTCTCGTAAATCATCCGACTGCCACGAATGCGCCGATTAATCTCACCCATCGCAAAACGCGCACTTTTGGGTACGCTCTGAGAAGTCTTGCCCCTAGAACGAGATGGCATCATCTGCCTCCTTGCTCGCCCAACTGCCCGTAGCAGCAACCAACGGCTCACTTGCAATTTGCTTAGAAGGAGGTGGATCTAATAACGTTAACTCAGATCTAAAGTTTCGTAGCACAACCTCCGTTGCCCACCGTTCAATCCCCCGGCTGTCCTGGTACTTCCGTGTCTCCAAACTTCCCTGCAAATAAACGCCGCTACCCTTCAGCAAATACTTGCTCGCAGTCTCAACCAACGCCTCAGAAAAAATACTCACACTGTGCCACTCCGTCTTCTCCTTGCGCTCGCCAGTTACACGATCCTTCCACTTCTCATTCGTAGCCAAACGAAAAGAACAAACCTTCCCGCCATTGCCAAACGTCCTAACCTCAGGATCTTTCCCAAGCTTTCCAACTAAAATAACCTTGTTTACCGACATCGTTTCCTCCTGATGTTTTTTGCGAAAATAATTTTGTGTGATCCCCATACGTGCTAGGCGAGGGCGGGGGGGGAACAGGTGGGGTCGCGTATATTTTGCCAGGTTGACCATATACTAACCGAACGTTTTGTTGTTGTACACTCATGTCATACGCAAGCCCCGGGTTGTCTTCTTCAGCAAAGAAATGGGGTTATCTTCTGTCTTGGTCTTGCCCTTGCCCTTGGCCTCTTTGCGTTTGATAAAGTATTGCAGCGACTGTGGCGGCTGCTTATTGTTCTTGACCATCCAGTCTAATACTGATCTCATATCGGTATTGAAACTATCTGAGGTATAACCAAGGTCGATCAGTTCACCCGCCAACTTCATCTGTCTCTGATCGTAAGCCCAGCCTCGACCATAGCGTTCTGTGACCGCCTGCGATAGGTGATTACATATCTTTCTACATTCATCTTCTTTATCCTCTTTATATATAGTTCTATTATGGTGTTTGCTCACAAGCTGGGGCTTGTGGACCTTTACAAGCTGGGGCTTGTACACGTTAGGGTTGTATTGGGTGTTGATACAAGCTGGGGCTTGTGTAACTTCAGACTTATCCACAGGCTTGGGCGACTTATCCACAGGGTGTTTTTTAGCTTTTGTAAGCTGTCCTTTGGCGCCTCTTGCGGCTAGGCTCATCATTTTCTCAGCTTCTTTTGCTTCTTCTTCTGGTGTCTTTGCGTCTGCGGGAGGTGTCATTTTGAGTATTGCATTATATGTTTTGGTGGGGTCAAAGATCACACGCCACACGGCGCCTTGCTTTCCCCAGCGTCTTCTATTGTCCTCTCGTTTAATCTTTTCGATGTAGCCCCACTCAACGAGGCGGCGCATATGTTCTGACACGGCTTGCTGAGAGGATTGCATATCGATTGCCATTGTTTGTTGATTGATCCAAAAGACGGCTGTCCACTGGCGGGCGTGACCGCAACAGTATGCGAGAACGCGGAGTGCTTTGGGGTATCTATTGAAGCGGGTATCCATGATGGCTCTGCCGGGTAGTACGGCTGTTGGCCCTGGGCTTTGTCCTTCGCCGTGTCCTGCGGGTGCGTCACGTATTGGATCTGGTGTTAGTTCAGTTTTGCGCATCGCAGTCCTCAAGGTAATCAGGGTCTTCTATGAGCCCGGTTTCATCGCATCGCCCGCATGCAACAAGTTGTGTTTCTAAATAGCCGCCATTGATGTAACAGATAATTGGCTTGTCTTCTTCGTACTGGCCTTGACCGCCGCACTCTGGACAGTTGATGTACCTCATGTTGACTCGCAGTGTTTGATTGTTTCGCCTATGCGCTGTGCAATTTGCGGCACAATGGTGTTACCTAATCCTTTAAGTCTGTCCACCCTTCTGGGTATCCCATGAGCCACTCGACCCACTGCGGGTTCAGGGAGCCACGCGGCTGATTTGGGTCTTTCACTGCCTCGCATAAATATTGCTTCTTTTGCATGTGAATGTAACTCTTGCTGCCTACCGGCCCCGAATCCTTGTAATCTCGTGCTTGCGGTGTCGGCCACATCTTTACCTGATCGTTTATTGACACTTGACGATTTGCCCCTGATGGACGCTTGCCCCTCTTCACTGTTCCCCCCCTCTTTCCTGAATTTGCATCTGGTGTCGCCCACATTTCTGGCGATGATCCAAACTCTGTCGCGTCTGTGCGGAGCATCTGCGGCACAAGCTGGAACAATGAACGGCCTTGTGGCGTACTCTTCCCCTTCCAAGTCAGATAGCACTTCGTCGAGGCCCATAGAGACATGCCCATAAACATTCTCGAAAACGCACCAAGCGGGTCGTTTGGGTTGAATAATGGAAAATATGTATGGCCAGATATGTCGGTCATCTTCTGTGCCTCTGCGCTTCCCGGCAAGGGCAAGTGAAAATGGCTGGCAGGGATATCCCGCTGTGAGGATGGCACATTCTGGAACAAGTCCATTTGGGTCATCAGCAAGCTCCTTAACATCTTTGGCAATCGGAACATCAGGCCAATGCTTGCGCAGCACCTTGCGGCTCCAAGGTTCTATGTCGCAGAAAAGGACGGGTTTGCTCAGACCAGCCCATTGAAACCCAAGTGCAAAACCGCCAATGCCACTGCAAAGATCTACATGCGCCATCACTTGAGCATGTCCTCAATGGCATGTGCCAGTTGGCGAAGTTGTGCTGGCATTTGTGCGTTGAGATGGCCTGTGAAGAGTGGGCGCCGATCGGTTGCTTTGATTGCATCCCCAGCAATAAGGGCAAATGTTTGACCGTTTTCTTTGCGGCTACACAGTTCAAAAGTTACGTGACCAACGAGATACTTCTGACGTTTCCT